CCATATTGCTATGGCCGCAGGATTACAAAAATTATCCTATGATGTTATTAAAGAAGTATATAACAATACTGATAAAGGAAATGATAATATGGCCCGTATTACTTTTTCTAACTTTAAAACAACTATATTAGCAAATCCTACTTTATCTGATTGCTTTTTAAAATATATCCAAAAATATCAAGACATGGAATATGAAGTTCCTATGTATGCTGATGATATAGCATATATTATAAATAGCATTGATAAAAATATTATGCTTGAAAATAGTGCATGTAGGTTGTATAAATTCTTAATTAAAAGTTTATATACTAACACAATGAGATTTCTTGCTGAATCTATGTTGGCATTTAACAAAAGTCAAATTAATGAGCGACATGTTAAGTATGCTTTCTCAATACAATTTGATAAGGAAAATATTTTTAATAAAAATTTACTAAAATTTATTGACAGTACTATTAGTAGGTATAATGAAGCATGTTATGATGATGAAGGAAATGAAAATGAAGAATATGATGAAGAAGTAGAAGATGAAGATGAAGTAGAAGATGAAGTAGAAGATGAAGATGAAGTATATGATGATGAAGAAGAGGATGTTGAAGAAGATGATGAAGTATATGATGATGAAGAAGAGATAGTTGAAGATGAAGTATATGATGAAGAAGAGGTAGTTGATGACGAAGAAGAGGTGGAGGAAGTAGTTGAAGAAGTAAAACCGAAAAGAGGAAAGAAAAAAGCATCCAGAAAAACACCTAAAAAAACCAACAAAAAAAGAAAGGTAAATACTAATAAAAATTGATAATTTTAGTTTATTATTAATCTAATAATATCATATTGTTTATTTATGAATATTATTGATTTTTTTAACAATACACCAAGAAGAGATAATTTGAACAAAAGAGAACATTTAGAAAATTATATATGTGAATATAAAGATAACAATATCATATCATTGCAAGAATATTCAACGATATTATCATTTATCAGAAAAAATAGTACTATTATTAATTTTAATAAGGTTAACAATATTAATAAAAAGATAAAATACAATACACAATCCAAAACATATATTGAGATATTTGATGACGTTTACAAGAAATTACACAATATTATAAAAAATGATAGTAAATTATGGAAGGATATTATTTCAGGTGTTACTCTATCAGATGATCAGATAAAAGCATCTATGGGGATAATAGATCTGTTATATTCCCATAATAAGAATACATATGGACTATATGGATATGCTGGAACAGGAAAAACAACACTTATTACAAGTCTTATTAATTATTTAAGTGATGCAGGATATATAGGAAGAGTAGTATTTACTGCACCTACTAATAAAGCAGTAAATGTAATAAAAAACAAGTATTTTTCAAATGGTTATATGTCGGAAAATATTTATTTTTCCACAATCCACAAATTATTGAATTATAAAATTGATTTCAATGAAAGAGGAGAAAAAATATTTGTGAAAGTAGGAAATAAAAATAAGATAGGAAAATATGAACTTGTAATAATTGATGAATGTTCTATGATATCAGACAAGATTATAAATGATATATTTGAAAATATTAATCGTACAGGAGTAAAATCAAATATACTTTTTGTAGGAGATCCTGCACAATTACCTCCTGTTAATGAAGTATCAAGCTCCATATTCACTAAAGATATTAATTCAATTATTATGAAAAATATTATGAGAAATGACAATGTAAATGTTATAGGATTGTGTAATGAAATTAGAAGGTGGATTATAGATGGTACACCGCCTAAACTGAAATTATACAAAGGGAATAAAGTGAAATTGTATAAATGTAAAGATAAACATAACAAATTGAAAACAGAATGGTTTTCAAGTTGTACCAGAAATTTTATTGAAAATAGTCAGTACAGCAATATAGTTCTGACTTGGACTAATAATCAATCAAATATATATAATAAAGAAATTAGGCAAAAAATGCATAATAAAGAAGAATTAGATAGATTTGAAATAGGTGATACATTATTATTAACAGATTTTTATAATTTGAGGAGTATTGATAAAGGTTCTGGGAAAAAGATATACACATCCGAACAAGTACAAATCATAAATATAAATCATTCGGTATGGACATCAAAAAGATTTATTAATAGTTTCAAAGTAACCAAAGCAAAAAATTATAATTATATTAATGAAAAGATTAAAAAATGTGTTAATGGTATAAATAGATTAACTAAAAACAAATATAATGTATGGGAATTGGCTGTTAAACATTTGATAAATAATAAAGATGTATCATTAACAAACCCAGATGATATTTATATATTGTATGTAATTAAGGAAGATGATAAAAAGATACTGGAAAATGATATACGAATTGCAAGAGGAAAGATAAATGGTTTATGTGCAGATTTTGATATTGTCCTAAGAGATCAGATTAATTTTGTTAGGAGTAAAGTCATAAGGCCATTGTGGAACCAAATGAATAATATATATTGTGAACCATTTGCTAGTGTAAGTATATCAACATCAATAACAGTACATAGATCACAAGGATCTACATATTATAATGTGTATATAGATGCTGATGATATATTTATGAATAAAAATGGAAATGAAGCAAAAAGGTGTATATATACTGCTTTAACAAGAGCATCTAATGAAATTCATGTTTTAATATAATCCTATCAAGGTTATATAAGAATATCTATTTCATGTATATTTTGCTACTGAAATTCATGTTTTAATATAATTTATTTTATAGAGATTATATGTGGGATCTATTTTATTTTTATCTATAAATAAGATAGATTATTTTATGGTAGAAAGAATTATCTATAAAGTGAGAAACTACCACCAATAGTATCTTTTGGTGTAGCAATATTTAATCTATATGTTTTATTAGGTTGGAAAAGTTCCATAGCAACAGTAATAATTACATATACTATTAAAATAATAATTATCCATTTAATTAAACAGTTAATTAAATTTTTCCCATTAAATCCTTCAACAATATTAACAGGATTATTGGTATAACATCTATTATTGGCAGTATGATCATCGTAGATTTTATCATTATACAATGAATTTTCATCAGTAGGATGATTCATTTGTTGATTTTCATCATTTACGCATGTATTAAATTTGTCGCAACTCATTTATAATTATATAATATACAGATAAAAGAATTTTCTATATTCAATAAAAAAATGTAGTTATTGTTATAATAAAAATTATCAGTATTACTGATATACATATTTTATTGCATAAATAATTCTCACCAAAAAATTCTTTTATTTTTGGCCTTAATTTCCCATATATCATCATTGGTTGATTTACTTTATATGAAAATATATTATCTGTATAATTATTTCTTATAATTGGATGCTTTATAAGTTTTGTTCTTAATAGTCTGTTACATTTTCTGTTAATATAATTAGATTTCCCTACCATTGTCCATGTTCCTGTGTACTTGTCTCTATTAGTTAGATTTTTATAATAGTCACATTCTCTTATAATATTTGCCATGTCTTTATTTCTTATAGACATATGATGCTGATCTATATATATACCTATCTATATAATGTTGTAATTTTTATAGATATCTCATTTTCAAATAAATGTAATAATTGATGGATTGTTTTATAATTATATTTTCTTAAATTTTTAAAAGTTTCATGTAATAATAATTTATTTTTTGATATGTATTTATTATCTTTATAAACATCATAATTATTATGTATAACGTTATAAACTATCTGTTTTAGTATAGGTATCAATGTCCTCTTAAAATAACCTATTGACAATATAAAATCAATATCTATATTGTTGTTACAAATCATAAAATTTTTAATTAAACTATTATATATTTTAATAAGTGTCATATTATATGATTTGTTGCCTATTGATATATCTTTTACAATGTAATTATTAAATTTATCTGATATTATTTTGGCATTATTACTAATATTTGTTACACCTCTTCTTTCACAAAAGACAAATCGTATTATATTTGATATGTATTTATATGTATTAAGATATATAGGTGTATTTACAGTTATATTTTCATATATATTAAATAAAAAATGTTGTAAAAACAGAACATCATAAAGTGCATATTCTAAATAATATTTGTTTAAATTATGCACATTCCAAGAAATATTTGAAATATTTCCCATTTTTTCGTGGATGTCTTCTAAATAATTTAATTTTTTCTTATCTATCGTATTAAAATAATACAGAGCACTATATATTGTACATTTTTTATCTAATTGGTCAAGACTAACCTTATAATACTCACATAAATATCTTGTATCTATAACCCTTGATGTAAATGCAAGTATATCTTTTCTATTATTATTAAATAATGTATTATACATATATGGTATATCAAGTGATTCTGGACCGTGAAGAATCTTATAAATATGTTTATTTATCATGATATTATCAAGAAATATATCATTTTGTTTTGTATCAAATTCATCTGGATTTAATATCCAGATGTAACACTTTTTAATATCTTCAAAATTAAGTTGCATTAATGCTATAACTTGATCATTAAATTCAAAATCAATCCCTATATGTGTTTTTTTATGTTCATTATTGAAATATAATGAACGCAGTGCTGATCGGTATCCAAATATAACAGAATATATACAAAATAATTTAAGTTTTAATTTTGTATCGGCAACTAATATTTTGTATATTTTCTCTCCTTTTGGATTATTAACTTCTTTCTTTTCATATTTTGTTATTTGTGCATATTTGTCCATTATATTCCATATATTTTTAGTCATATTATCTCCTGTTTTTAATATGTTGATATTATGTTTTGTTTTGGCAATATTTTTTTTATAATTGTCTTGTATTTTGTATATATTATTATATATATTTTCAATATGTTTTTGCATATATATATATACGATAAATACAGTGTGTTAACTAGATAATATTATTAATCATATATCAAAATATATAAATGAGTAGATTAGTTAAATATAAGGACAGTTTGAATAAATTTATGAGAGAAAATAAATATTTAGAAGTTGGAGATTTAGATAGTGGTGACTATATATACCCTATATTATTTCTAACAATTATGAACAGTCAAAGTAAAAAGTATAATACATTATGTCATTGCTATCATATTGCAACATCGATATACATATTAAATATCCTAAACAATGAGTGTGAATATACAGAAAATTATGAGGACATAAATATAGTATCTGGGATATTAAAATCTAGCAAAGCTATTACTAACAATATGAAAAATATTAAAAATTGTACAGATAAAAAAGGTAGTTTTGATATGTTCTACTTTATTATGAATATGTATCATAAATATGTAAATGACAAATATATTCTAAATTATCCAAATATACAAATTACTGATCAATTACCAAATAATGAAATTGATAAGTGGTACTTAAAAAAGAAAAATATGGAAATGAATAGCAAATTTAAACAGGTAGATAAAGAATCATATAATGATTATCTTAACAGAAAGATATACCCTATATCTGAAATGGCTATAGTTATGGGATGGCTAACTGGATCTGGATCAGTTCAACAACTAGATAAATTAAAAAGATTAGCCAAATATTTTTCTATTATGTACAAATTTTATAAGGATTTTAAATCCTTAGATAGTGATCTAGAATCATTAGATGAATATAAAAAGAATTACATAATAAATTTTGGACTTCAAGAATCATATGAATTATTTATGTATAATAAACAAAAATTTATAGAAGAGAGTATGGAATTAGATATTTATACATATACATTAAGGGAAATAATAGAATCTGTTGAAACAGTAATTGATGATGTTATTGATAACACATCTCCTGATCTTAAATCAAATTTCAGTAATCTTGTTTAATTTTTATAAGGCTTTTTTATAAGCGGATAATACTTTTTTCTTCATTTTTGAGTAATCAACTATCGGATCTGGATAGTTGATATCATATTCTGTGTGATATTTATACCATTGATGTATATGTTTTGCTGGTATATCAGCCAATTCAGAGAGCCATTTTTTGATATATATAGCATCAGGGTCATGCTTTTCCCCTTGTGACCATGGATTAAATATTCTAAAATAAGGTTGAGAATCAGCTCCAGAACCACTTACCCATCCCCAATTTCCTGTATTTACAGCAGGATCATAGTCTTGTAATTTTTGTGCAAAGTATTTTTCACCATGTTTCCAATCAACCAATAATGTTTTGACTAGAAAACTAGCTACTATTAATCTGCCTCTATTATGCATAAATCCAGTTGTATTCATTTCTGTTATACATGCATCAACTATAGGAAATCCTGTTTTGGCATTTTTCCACCTATTAAATAATCTCGTATTATTATCCCATTTAATCTTATCATATGACTCCTTTAAATTACCTTTTTTTGAAAATATTATAGGGTAAGCAAATGCCACATTATAATAAAAATCACGCCAATATAATTGCCTTATCAGACCATTCCTTGATGACAACTTATCCTTAATTTTATGATATACTTCTCTTATGGATACACAACCAAATTTTATATATCCTGATAATTTTGTTGTATCATATGTCAACATATTTCTTTTTGTATTGTATTGCTTAAATTTAGATACTGACCTTAATATTTTTAAAGCATTATCTCTACCACCTACACATGCTTTTGATTCATTATACTCATAAAATTTTTTAATCCTATTCTTACTAATTTCACCAACATATTTCTTCCTTGATGATACATAATTATTATAATTATTTGATTTTGGCTTATCAACTGTATTTGATCTTGCTTTATCAAAATAAGGTGTAAATTTCTTGTATATAGTATCAGAATCAGTTTTTATTGATCCGATAGGATTTAGTAAAATGTCCTCTTTTATACAAAATTTAACATCATTACTCTTACATATTTTTTGTATCCTCTTATCTCTTTTTATAGAGTATGGTGTATAATCCATATTTACATATACAGAATCAATAGGATACTTATTAATTAATTTCCTAATAACATCATCTTGTCTACCATAAAAAAAGAATAATCTACTTTTTTTCTTTCTCAGTTGCTTATCAAGATCATTCAAGGATTCTACCATAAATTGAACAGCATTATCTGATTTATATGGATTATTTTTAATCTGTTCTGGTGTAAATATGAATACAGGTATCACTGTTTGATTATTTTTGAGACATTCAATTAATCCTGTATTATCATACAATCTATATGACCTTCTAAAAATAAATATTCCCAATTTATTTTTCATGTATATTATAATATATAATGGGATTATTTGATATAACTATTTATTCTTCTATAGCGCTAATGTATAATATATTTATACATCAACTAGTCAGTACACTATACAAAAATTATGCATATGACACAAAATTATCATATTCAATATCAACTTTATTTATTTCAGGTATAATTGCTCTGGTTTTATCAAAACTAATTGCAAAGGATAAAAAATATACAAAATCAGTAGTTGCTATGGGATTAGGTTTTGGTGGAATATTACTAATCCTAACATCTATACTAGCCAAATGGGAAGGTATAACAGATGAAGTAAAAGTCTTAGTAACTGGACTAATATTTATAACCATCATATACATATGTTATAAATATATCGATAAAACTAACACCACCTAATTTATATCTCCTAACTTTATTATTTTTGGAAATGTATGTTTATATATATTATTATCTATTTTATATATACATGCTCTTTTTTTTGTTTCTTGTGATAACTTAATCTTTCGTATATCTTTCAAGAAGCCATCTATATCCTCATCAAATGTTTTTTCTGGATAAAGAAATAATAAATCACATTTTGACATAAACATAGCATTTTTACAATCTATCATGTCATTAGTATCTTTATTATATATGTTATCTATAATTAGATTCATATTAGGATAATACTTACTTTTTGCAAATAAGTGTAACTCTTCAGGAATTATATCTAATATCATAGGAGCACATGATACATACATAAGATGCTCAATACATGAAAAATATATACTAGTTGGAACAATTTTTTTCCGTATTTCAATTAACATTTTATCAATATCATCCGATGATAAAGTGTTCAGCATTTTGTAAATATCTTGCAATAAAGGTGAATGCTTGTATTTATAAAACCATACTAAAGCCTTTGATCTATTATCCTCAATTGAAAAATTGTTAAAATAATAATCAAAAACCCATAACAATCCCTTAATATATGATTGTAACAGATCATTCATCTTTTTACTAGATGTATCAGTATTTACAATACCAAAATACGTATTATAATACTTTTTAATACTGCTATCTATAGGTTCCGATTTGAACTTATAATTTTTAATATCAACTTGAATAAATCCAAGACCCAATGGAGTACTATTCAATTTTGTGGCATACTTATCTAACATATTACTAAATTGATAAAGTTCAACATCATATTCTGTTTGAGAGAAAGCTGATCTATCAGATAATAATTTTAATTTATTCCTATAAAAATGATTATTGATAGATTTATTGTATCTTTGTAGTGTTATGTTAATAATTGGTAATTTATTATATTTTTTGCAATAATTATGGTATAATTTAACAATTTCTTTAGGAGAAGCATTAAATGGAATACCTATTTTTGTTAATTTTTTTATTTTATCAGCAAAATCTTCTGATATCACAGGTAATTTATTATTTTTAATATTTTGGTCAAATTCTTTTAATTTATCTAGAAATGCAGATACTTTTTGTTGAAAATTATCCGAATCTGACTTAAATATCTCCTTTAGTTTCCTATAATTATGATAATTTGACTCTAGATATATTTTATTTATATTAGAATTCTCATTAGCAGATAATTCTTTTATGATTGTTAATAATATATCAAAATTTATAGTACGCTTATCTTTGATACTATTAGGAAGATTTATAATATGTTTATCTTTGGATCTGATTGTATTAGCATATATAGTTATGATATTTACAAAATCATTCCTTGCATCATATGTATTTATTTTCGGAAGAAAGTCATTTCCAAATATAGTTAATAGTAGGACAATATCTAATATAACCTGTGAAGTATCAAGGTTTCTTTTAACTTTATTTTTAACATAATTATATATATTCTTATTTAAGGTGCTTATATCAATAATATTATACATATTCTTTTGTTGATTATGTCTAAGTATTTTAATATCTGAAATTGATTGTTTTATGTCATTTTCTAACCTACAACTTAATATAAGTGATAATAACGTTACATCAGAATCTGGACTGTATATAAGATATTGGCCTTTTTTATGGTGTACTGATCGTATATTATCCACTATCTTTTTTTCACCTTCACCATATTCATACATTCCAGAATATGTATATGATTTTAGATTTTTGCAAATATTTTTAATTTTTGAGTGAAATATAGTATCCTTTAATAAAGTATCTAATTTGTGCATAAATACTGTTCCTGGAGTTATTTTATTGGTTGACCATAATATCTTATTTTCTTCATATAAATATCTATTTTTAGAAAGCTTACTTTTATGTTTGTCATATATCCTTTTTGATATATCGCTAGAAATAACGCCGATATATCTCCTTCGTTTCTGTTCTATCATTTTAGCTTTTGAAGGTACACCATCAACAGCTATGTATAGATATTGTAATTTATCAGATTTGATATAATTTTCGAGCATATTGAGTATGTATTTTTCTATTGATTTTAGGATTAATTTATCAATACGATCCATTATATACTTATTATATTCTGATGCTGTTATGGTATCTTTTATCTTAAGACCATATTTTTCAACAATTTCAGAAAACAATATATTTTTGGATTTATTTCGTACTATCAGGTACAATATTTTATTTAGATCTGATAATACCTTATAATTTGTAATGTATATGATAGAGTTGAAATCGATATACATATAATCAATATGTAACTTTTGTTTGAAGAAATGAGTGAATTTATTTTTGATATTTATATCACTTGATTCTATTCCACTAAAAAATCTTTCAATTCCCATTGTTATTTTATATATTTATCCAAGATTTTACAGTTGCTATCTGTTCATCTTTCGGTATGTAATCACATGGAGTTTCAAGTACTATGGGGATATCTTTCTTATAACAATGATTAATAAATATTTTGAGACCATCAAGAGATATGTTGCCTTTTCCTAAATCTGCATGTCTGTCTTTTCTACTATCAAATGCACATTTACTATCATTAAGATGAATACAAGCTACATTATCCCATCCTAATACTGTATCAACAAATTTACAATAAAACTTGCTATATTTGGGATATCCTATAGCATACCCTGCTGAAAATATATGGCAAGTGTCTATACAAAATTTTAGCCTTGTTTTCTCCTCTGAAGTAAATCTATCATATAATTCTCTTAATCCAAATATATCTGTGCATATTTCTGTACCTACACCAGCACCTGTTTCAAATATTATGGTAGAATCTTTAGTTCTACTCAATACAGTTTTAATACCTTCAACATAATTATTTAATGCATATTCTCTATCCATTTTCAATCGTTTTCCCATATGTATTACTACACCTATACCTCCTAATATTTTGCAATAATTCAAATCTGAAACTAATAAATCAACAGCTTTTGTATGTTTATAACATGTGACTTCGTTACAAAAATTTGTCATAAAACTCCCATGAATAACTATTTTTTGATTATTTTTAGCTAATTTGTTTTTAAGAGCCAATAGGTCATTTTTATTATGTTTTGGAACAGTATATTTTTGTGGGTTTGTTAAAAATATTTGATAAAAATTAGCACCTATTGATTTTGCATAATCAGAACTAGATATCAAACCATGAGAAATGTGTATATTATGACCAATATATAATTTATTTTTAGTTGCCATACTTATACTTTCAATACATAATATAATTATAAATAAAAAAATACTTGTAATTGTTGTAAATTATTTTATAATAGTTATAAAGGTGTGTGTATATACCAATTATAAATGGATTTACCTTCTATTGAAGCAAATATAAGTTGCTGTCCAATAGGAACAGATGAAACCCAAATAACGGTTGATGGAAGTACTAATTTTACATGTCCAACTGGTGCAGAAGGAAGTACTTGTCCAATTGGTATAAAAAGAAGTATAGGACCAATTGGTGTAAAAAGAAGTATAGGACCAATTGGTGTAAAAAGAAGTATAGGACCAATTGGTGTAAGAGGAAGAATAAAATCCGATAAATTATGTATATTTACAATTCCACCAAATACTAAAAATATTGTAAATTTACATTTTAGAAATCCTATTTCTGGTAATCTTGTTGAAATTTATGAGATTGAAAGATTTTATTATACTGATGACAGAAGGTATGTTGCTATAAATCCATCAACAAATATAAGAATTATGCCAAAAGAAGATTATATTACAAAATTGGAATATAATAAAGAATGTTCAACAAAAGATGTCCCAACTGGAGTTCAAATCAAAATAAAATTTACTAACAAGTATGATTTTAATAAAGAAGATATTATGTTGTATTATGATTTAGAATAAAAAATTGAATAAAATAATGCTAGATATGTACTTATTTTATTGCTATAGCCTACAAAAAGTAAAATTAGAATACAAGATGTCTGGTTCTTATTCAAATAATGGCTATGGATGTATCATTGGAGGTCCTTATCCACCACAGGTTATCCTTTATAACGGGAATCCTGTTAGAGTAATACATGTTAATGGTGGTATGTATCCACCTCCACAACCTGTATTTCCAAATCCTACTATCATTCATTATAAAGGATGTCATACCAAAACTTGTTTT